AAAGTTATACAGCACGTTATACTGCTGAAACTGTTGCATTAGCATTCGCAGTAACTGAAGAAGCTATGGAAGATAATCTATACGACACTTTTGCAAAACTAAGAGCAAAAGGATTAGCAAGAGCTATGGGTAGTACGAAACAGCAAAAAGCTGCTGACTTGTACAACAATGGCTTTGTAACAACTCAAGGTGATGGTGTACCAATGTTTAGTGCAGCACATCCAGTTATAGGTGGTGGTACAGTAACTAATCTTACTACTGCAGCAGCAATAGCTGAAGGTACTATAGAAGCAGCAATCATTCAGATACAAAAAATTACTGATGATCGTGGCATTCTAGTAGGTGCTTCAGGTGTTTCATTGCATATACCTACAGACTTGATGTTTACTGCAGACCAACTATTAAACACACCAGGTGCTACAGCAGGTGGCTTTGCATTAAATGATATTAATGCTATAAGACATTTAGGTGTTATACCTGATGGTTTCTATGTGAACAGGAGATTTACAGATGTAAATGCTTGGTTCATTAAAACAGATGTACCTAATGGTACTAAGATGTTTAATAGAACACCTTTACAAACAAAAATGGAACCAGATTTCGATACTGGCAACTTACGCTTTAAAGCAAGAGAAAGATATTCTTTTGGTATATCTGATTGGCGTAGTTGGTTTGGTAACGCTGGAGCCTAATTACTAAATATATTGAGGAGAGTAGAAATATTCTCCTCTTTATAACATAAGGAAAACACATGTCTACAAATATTACAACAGCCTTCTTAGCAGGAGCAGATGGTTTAATTATAGCAGCAGCTACTGTAACAGCTAATCCAGGTAGTCTTGCATCATCTATGGTAAATCGTATTATAGCTATACATGCTTATTCTACTGTTGCTGGAAACATTGTTATAGGAGATGTAGCAGGAAGTAAAATATCATTCACAGTTCCTGCAAGTGGAACAGCAGATATTTATTTAGGAGAAACAGGTATTAAATGTAATGGTAATGTAAGTATTGCTACTCCTGATGCAGGTAGTGTAACTTTAATATTAGGATAAATAAATGCCTAACTATTCTTATTTAAAAGATGACATTGTAAATACAATAGAGAATGACTCAAATGAGTTTGCTACTCAAATACCTGTCTTTATACAAAAAGCTGAAGATCGTATAATGAAAGAATTAGATGATGTAGCTTTAGATACTTATACTGCTGTTACATTAACAGCAGGAAACCCAGTAGTAAGTTTACCTGATGGTGCTTTAATTGTACGTAATGTAAACTTTACAACAAGTGCTGCTGTTGTTACTCCTTTACTACAAAGAACATATGAGTATGCTATAGACTACTGGAACAAACCTACATCTGTAGGTGTTCCTAGATATTATTCAAGAAAAACAAATACACAAATTTATATAGTACCAACACCTAATGTAACTTCAACAGGTGAAATTCAATATACAAAACAACCATTAGCTTTGTCAAGTGCTACAGGAACAAGTGCAACTATCTCTAATTATTTTAGTGAGAATTGTTACAATGCTTTATTTAATGCATGTATGATAGAAGCTAATTATTTTATAAAAGATTTTCAAGTCCTTCAAGTATGGGAATCTAAATATAAAAATTCAATAGATGGTCTACGTAATCAAGCTAGACGTACTAGAAGAGATGATATGGAAACACCAGCAAGTCCTGCAGGTGGACCTACTCCAGTTATACAAGGAGCTAATTAATGGCAACAAATAGATCTAAAATAAAAAAACAAGTTAGTAGTGGAAAAAGATTTAAAGAATTAGTAAAAAAATTTAAAAAACTAGCAATTAAAAAGAAAAAAAGGAGAAGTAAAAGTGACTAAAGAATTTATTACTGGAGGACAAGCTAGAGAAGAATCTAGTTTAGCAACTAGAGATTCTAGTGTAACAAGTGCTAAACCTACAGGACAAGGATTTGGTGCAGCTAGAAAAGGACCTGCAGTTAAAGGACCTATTGAAGCTGTATCTGATGCAGACTATCCTCAAGGGAAATCATTCACAATAGGTGGTGTTAAAACATCTCCTGTAATTGGAGCTAAATAATGCAAGGAAAGAAAATGACGAAGAAACCTATGGGTGGAGTAATAATTAAAATTCAAAAAAGACCTATGGGTGGTAAAGTCTACAAAGTAGATAATACAGGACAGATGATGGTACAAAAAATGTATGGAGGTAAGGTTAAAAATGACTATTAAATTAAAAGGATTAATATCAAGATTTAAAGAACCCTCATCTTATTCTGCTATTGCAGCAGTACTAGCTATGTGTGGTGTTATGATACCAAGTGATCTATGGCAAAGTATTGTTATGATTGGTTGTGGTATATCAGGTGCTGCAGGATTCTTAATAAAAGAAAAAAAGTAAAGACTGATGGCTACACGTAAAAAAAGTAATATGAAAGGCATGACTATAGGAGGTGGTCAAAAGAGACCTACCAAATCTGGTGCTGGACTTACTGCAGCAGGTGTAGCTAAATATCGTAGACAAAATCCTGGAAGTAAATTAAAAACTGCTGTAACAGGTAAAGTAAAAAAAGGTAGTAAAGATGCTAAAAGGAGAAAGAGTTACTGTGCAAGATCTGCAGGACAAATGAAGAAGTTTCCTAAAGCAGCTAAGAATCCTAACTCAAGATTAAGACAAGCTAGAAAAAGATGGAAATGTTAATTGGCAAAACTATGTGC